CATAATGTATACGACCCGGACATCGGATTCATACATCGCAACTTTTACGGATCGCAATGATCCTGAGATTGCAGACTTAAGATCTTTTGTATCTAAGTGTAACCGAATGTTGAAAGATGCTGGTAAGTACCAACGGTACTATATCAAGCTTCAAGCACGAGGTCATCGGCGTGGCGTTCGCCGTTACAATCAGTCATTACCGCTCAGGTATGCATCAAGAGTAGATGCGTACATTTATGAGAGGTATGGCTAAACGCCGTTTTTTTCTCCCCAACTAAGCAGCTTCGGCTGCTTTCTTTTTTTATATAAATAGAGATAAGTTTCTTGGAGTAAATATGGCTACGTTTGCAAAAATGTCTAGGGCAGAATGGGGTAAACCTGTTAGCGGATCAAGAGAGAGCCGAGTTGACGTCTTTATTGATGCAATAAAGGCTGGAGATCCTGTAAGCGATATTGAAGGAAAAGATGTCTATATCGCTAATACACAAAAAAATATAGATGCAATAAAAAAATATTTAGCTGATTCTACGTCAGGTCCAACTACTACCTTTGATTTAAAATCTGGAGGTACAATAGTTTCAAATCAGATTGGTAAATCACCATTATTTGGTGGTCAAGGCGCAGGAGCAGGTGCAACAGGAGAGACAGCAAAGTTTGAATCATTACAATGTCTCTATATTGCTGCAGTATTAGGCGAGGGTACAACTCACGATTTTTCTCATTATACGATAGAGACTTTAAAAAAATATAAAGATAAAGTATTTGTAAGTGAACCTTTTGATAAGTATGTCGCTATCGATGGATCATGGCATATATCTGGATTTAAAATAGCTGAGAAATTAATTAAAGCAGGATACGTAACTACAAAACATACATTGCATCGTGGTGATAAAAAGATGGATTCATTGTATGCATTAAAAAATAAATTACGTAAAGCTGAAGGTTTGCCTGCTATTAATCATGATAAATGGAATCCAGGTGATATATGGGCCATGAAAGACCAAGCTACACTATCTGTTAAATTAAATAAGATAAAAACATTTGGAGAACTAAATGAATTTATTGTTGATAATTTTATGAATAGAAACGTGATGGGAATCTCTCTTAAAAAAGTAAAAGACCGAGAAACTGTTAAGCTCACTGATTATAATGTAGAAGAAAAAGCTTTAGATAAACATAGGTTTACAAAAGTTACATTAGAAACTGCTGCGGGTAAAGGTATATTCTCATCAAAGAATGGAATGTTTTTCTTTGATGCAACAAGTAAAGCAGACATACGTGCACCAAATTCTTTTGGTGCTTTAAATATGGAACTACAAGGTAAGGGAGCTCGAGGTGGTAGAACTGGATATGCGCAAATAGTATATTCGGCTGCGGCACATTTAAACAAGACAATGCCTACAAATAAAGAACTTGTAAGTCAGGCAAGAATATTAGCAGCTCCAAATCCTTCAAAAAGTAATAAAGATAATTTTTATAACTTAGTAAAAGAAGTAAACCCTGAAGTTGATAGAGCAACATTTGAGGATGGTTTAGCATCTAAAAAAGGTCAAGCACATTTTATACACCCGCTATTAGGAGCTGCGCATCTTGGTGCAGCACTTATGAACGCAAGAACAAGCCAAAGAAATGACTTTACATCAGAAATAGTAAATGTCATGGCAGCTAAAACAAATGATTCGTCCGCCTACACAAAGGCATCAGCATAGAGGATAATATAATGCAGTGGATAAGTGGATACGATCCTGTAGAAGAACATGATTTAAACATTGATGTTGATCGTTTATATATGGATTATATCAGATTTACAAAAGAACATGAACACGTAACAGATGACGCACGCAACGTTGATTTTAATGCAGTGTGTGTCAATAGAATACCAGGAGATCCTAACTCGGTCACTGGTGGTAATGTCAGAGGTAAGTATTGGACTTATCCGACTGACGAAGATAAAGAAGAAGAACGTCTACCATTTGTAGACGAATACAAATATACAGAGATTTGTCCAGAGTTTGAGGGCACATACACCGAAGAGGTGTTTAAGATATTATCGAGTAAGTGGAATATCGGTAGACTCAGGTTCTTGATGAAACCCCCCAGATCGTGTCTGTCTTGGCACAGAGATCCAGAACGGAGAATCCATATTCCACTTTACACCAACAAAGGTTGTAGAATGATTATTGAAGATCGTGCATATTATATGCGTGCAGATGGTACAGTTTACATTACAGATAATACTGTGTATCATAATTTTTTTAATGGCGGTGAGGAAAATAGAGTGCATTTAGTTGCAACAAAATTAGAATAAACTGTGTACATTTAAAAAGAATCGTGGTATAATAAGCATATGGAAAATTTTAAAACACATATAACCGAAAATAAAAATACGCATATGACCCATATCGAAGACAAGGTCATATACGGTGGTGTTAAGGGAACACGAGATGCTATTATGGCCTTACGTTCTTTACGAGATATGTTGAAAGGTGAACACGATGGAAGTGTATCTGTTAAGTGGGATGGTGCTCCTGCTATATTTGCTGGTATTGATCCTAGTGATGGAAGATTCTTCGTGGCAAAAAAAGGAATCTTCAATAAGAATCCCAAAGTCTATAAGACTCCTGCTGATGTTGATGCTGACACAAGTGGTGATCTTGCTGATAAGCTTAAAACAGCTTTGTCAGAGCTCCCTGCCTTGGGTATCAAAGGTGTCGTGCAAGGTGATTTCTTATATGGACCAGGCGATGTAAAAACTAAAAAGATTGCTGGTGACTCTTATGTCACATTTCATCCTAATACAATAGTCTATGCAGTACCAAGCGGTACTGCTGCAGCTGCAGAGATTAAGAAATCTAAAATAGGAATTGTTTGGCATACTACATACACTGGTAAAACATTTGAAACTATGAGAGCATCATATGGTGTAAATGTTTCTAAACTAAAAAAATCTAAAGCTGTGTGGTCGCAAGATGCAATGCTTAGAGATTTAACCAATATAACTATGAGTAAACGTGATACGGAGGAAGTCAATGAATATCTTTCACAAGCTGGTAAAATCTTTAATAAAATCTCAGGAACGACTCTCAGGGCGCTCGAAGGACAGGAAGAGTTACAAAAGCTCATTGAAACCTATAACAACTCCTTTGTCAGAGCAGGCACAATCATTGGAAATACAAGAGGACATGTATCTGGGCTCATTCGTTTCGTTACACAAAGATACAGAAAAGAAATAGATAAGCGTAAAACTGCAAAAGGTAAAGACGCACAGCAGCAAAAGCTAAATGCAATATTGTCATTTTTTAGTCCACAGAATAGAAAAAGTTTAGAACAGATGTTTGAACTGCAAAAAGTTATAGTTTTGGCAAAATTAAAACTTATAAATATACTTAATAAGATGGCAAAGGTGAAGACCTTTGTAAAAACTCGTAATGGATACAAGGTAACTGGAGAAGAAGGTTACGTTGCAATTGATAAACTTGGTGGTGATGCTGTTAAGATTGTTGATCGTATGGAATTTTCATACAACAACTTCAGCAAAGATATATTAAAGGGATGGGATAAACCAACGAGGAAGTAATGTATAGTTTTAAAGAACTAATGGTTATGCCTGTTGAACCAGGCGAAGATGAGTATTTAAAATACCGTGCGATGAAACGTCGCAAGCATATGTACGAAGAAACAGCAGTAGAAGAAGAAACTACTGATGAAGCGTTGTCAATGGCTGCGCGCCGTAAACGTTCTCGTGATATGCGAAAAAATAAAAACAAATTAAGAATTGCTCGAAACCGTATGAAGAAGCGTGTTGCTAATCCTGAACGGATTAGGAAACGTGCGAAGAAGCAGGCGATAGATAAGATCTATAAAAAGCTGACAAAAGGTATGTCACGAAAAGATTTGACTCCTGCTAAAAAGGCCGAGCTTGAAAAACGTATTTCTAAGATGAAGCCAAGAGTAAACCGCATAGCGAAGAAACTTTTACCTTCAGTGCGAAGAGCAGCACACGGTCAAAAATGATAAATCGTTTTAGTGAATACTTAGTAGAAGAGGAAAAAGTAGGTTATTTGGTCTTTGGCCGAATGAATCCTCCTACTATTGGACATGGTAAATTATTAGATAAGCTCGCAGCAACGGCTGGTCGGGCACCTTATCGTATCTATTTGTCGCAGTCAAGTGACAGCAATAATAATCCGCTTACGTATTCTGACAAAGTAAAGTATGCACGTAAGATGTTTCCTAGGCATGCAAGATCAATTATTATTGATAAAAAAGTAGTAACGCCTTTTCATGCATTATCTGCAATGTATAATGCTGGATTTAAAAAGGTTGTTATGGTTGCAGGATCGGATCGAGTAAAGGAATATGATTTACGTTTAAATAAATATAATGGAAAAAAAGGTTCTCATGGCTTTTTTAATTTTGATGGTGGCATAAAGGTAGTTAGTGCAGGTCAAAGAGATCCTGATGGTAAAGGCGCAGAAGGTGCATCTGGAACAAAACAAAGAGGCTATGCAAAAAGTAATGATTTTACTGGATTCTCTCAAGGATTATCTAAAGCTATATCAAATCCTGATGCAAAGAAAATGTTTAATGCTGTACGTAATGGTATGGGGTTAAAAGAGGAACATGAATTTAAAAGACATATTCAACTTAAAACCGTATCAGAAACTAGAGAAGCTTTTGTTAAAGGTGAGCTCTTCGAACTCGGGGAACAAGTCATTATCAAAAGTACATCTGAGGTTGGTAAAATCACCGTCATCGGGTCAAACTACGTCATCGTAGAAACCTCCGATAAGACTACAAGACAGTGGTTAGATTCTGTTGAGAAGATTGTAGAAGAAGCTAAGTATGATTATGGGACTGATGCTTCAGTAAAATATATGAAAAAGACCACACCAGGTCAAAACGAGGATAGTACTCCTCAGGACTCTGATATTAAAGATCGTAAAGGATCACAACCAAAAGATTATCATAGAGGCCTGAAGAAAGCAACAAAGGTAGCAAGAGACCGTCACTTTAAGAAACACGGTAAGAAAGCTGATAATGATCCTAGTGCATATAAACCAGCACCGGGTGATAAAAAGAACATGGGTAAAACCAAGCCATC